ATAGCTGTATTCTGAGCATCTCTCTTCATTTGTTCTTGCTCCATTTGTCTCTGCATATCTGAAGGTTGTTTAGCCATAATCGCATCGTAATCTGCTTTTGAAATATAATCGTAAATATCACCATTCTGAATATCAAGAAGTTTTTCTAAGGCCATCAATTGAGCGGCAGCTGCTTCTGGGTCCTGATTTCTTAATGAAAAAATAAGAGTAATCTGATTTGTGATAACCGGGAATAAAGCCATGTAAGTTTGTTTTTGAATTTCAATAGATGGTAGAAGCATTGAGTCTGGGTCAATTATAAATTCTATATAGTCACTCATGTGACCAGTATTTTTCAATTCATCAAATAATCCCTTGGTTGAAATCTGACGGGTATCTACATTCTCCATAACATTCCCCTCTGGTGTAAAGTCAAAATTCAATCGTAGATTTTTAGAAGCGGCCGCTACCATTCCTACTGGAATTCCATTATCATCAAGAACTTCTTCGGACTCAATAAAGTAGTCAGGATTTTGTTTTGCAAACTCTGCAAGTTGGTCCTGAGAATCAATCATAAAGATTTTATCAGTTGGATATATCTGAGTCATCCAAGTATTTGCAATATGAGCATCAGCTTCCAAACCTGTAACCATAGAATTCTTTGGTGGTGTTAATCTATTGTAAGCAGCTTCTTTTAGAATAACTGTAGAACCGAGTGTGGTTTCTGATTGAGTTCCTGCAACAATATTGTTAACTCCAGTATTCTCTTCAATATCTTGTTTCTGCTTATCAGCATAAATAATTCCCTGTTGAACATTCCCAGATGTTTTTACAACATCAATATCTGTTCCGGGATTTTTAGGATTAATGATATTTGGTCCTCTTTTATATGTAGCTGTACCGTTCTGAACTTGAGCTCCAAATAACAATGGGAAAATCTCTGCTTCAACCTGCTGAGCATTTAATGAATTAATATAAGTGAAGAGAGCAGTATTACCTCGCATCATTTCGTAAAGCCCAACTCCATGTGGGTCGTTCTGGTCTTTTACAAAACAACGAGCTGTTACAACTGACCCATGTGAGCCATCGTTAGGAAGTTCTCCGTCATAAATAACCATCTTTCCACAAACTACAATGTATCTATTTAATAGAACATTTTCATAATATCCAATAGTTACACTGGTAAGTGCTTTCTCTGAGTTTTCATCTTTAGCTTCTTTAGATACAGATATATACTGTAATTTCTTTTTATTCTTTTTAGCTTCAGGATACATTTCAAAAAATTCTTCCTTTGGCATATCTTTCTCATAGTAGACTTCACCCTGTGACCAAACATCTGCATTATTGAAACCAATCCCCATCCAAGTCCTTGTACAGTCTAGTGGCTCTCTATATATATCATCGAATAAAATTTTAGTAGTTCCATTCCTTTTAACTTGAACTCTTCGTGGGTAAACTCTCCAAGCGGCCCATCCGTATGTAAATAGATTTTGGTAAGTCAACATTAATGTATTAGCTCCGTTTGCCCCAGTCATAGACCAATTCCTTTTCCATAATTCGTACATAGCTTTCCCATAAACCTTATCATCAGCTACGACAGTTGCATCTGGTAATTTTCCAGCTAAGACAGATGTAGCAATCATTATCTTAGAAAATGCTATTGGCTCCTGAGAAACAGGAACTCCAGACTTATTTTTATCTAACCCAGCAGTTTTAGAGGGGTAAACGTTAATATCGTAAGCACCATTAGACATTTGGCTATAAAACACCATTGAACCCCATCCTGACTTTTCATATAATTTTTCACCTACACTTACAGCTGTATTCATTATGTTTTGTTTGATTTCAGCTGCTAAACCATCAAACTTTGTTCGATATTGAGACTTTTTCATCTCTTCTTTCTTATTTTCGATGAATTTTATCGTCTCTCTGTCGTTTTTTGTTTTAGTTTTTAACATTTTTTTAGAAAATTACTCTTATATACTATAATTATGAACTATTTATTAAAAAACACAAGCAAAAAAGTAAAAAAGTGTGCATTAATGAGTGATTTGTTCTCCACCTTCGCCAAAAATCAACTGCATATGACTAAAACCTTCCGCAGATGATGAATTATCTACAAATTGTCCTTGTTCTTGGAGTATCGCATACCCAATTGAGGCCGCCATGATAATATCATCGTGTTTTTTGTCCATTGCTTCTGGTTTACCTTTGGAATTTCGTATAAAAGTTAGCATTTCATTTAAAATTTGAGCTGGAAATCCACTATCTTTTCTAAAAAAGACCGCTAATAGAGCCGCTAAAGCAAAAGGCCGTGTAGCTGAGGTAGTCTTCCACCCGAAGAACTTCGTTACTTTCTGGGTTATATCATCGAAAGCCTTTCTATAGTACAGGTTAATATACCCCATTTTCTCCAGTGCATCATTTACCCACAAACCGTCCTTATTGACCTCGATTCCAAGCAGAGCCCAATTATAAAATTTTCCAAGTTTATAAGCCTCCGTAGCCAACTCATCAGGTGGAACTTGTGATTTATAAATAGCGTCACATTCTTCAGTTTTGTGATTTATTACATAGAGTACTTGAGCGTCCCCATGCACCAACCCCTCAGCAGTATCCCCACCTATAACATACCTAATCCCCTTTTCCGGCATTTTGAATATCTCCAATGAACCGGAGGATACCGGATTAAAAATTACCTCCTTATCTTTATATCCCAACTCACCTTTCTCACCGGGCAGAGCTGATTGCAATAATTTAGCCACCTTAGCTGTCGAGAAATAAGTCTGACCAGTAGATAGAAAAGCCTCTTCCGGAGTAGTTGGATATTCCTGCATCAGAGATTTAACAGCATCAGGACTATTCTTACCTCCGAACTGCAACCACTTCATATAGTAGTATGTTATTTCTATATCAGTTAAATTATGTTCCTTCTGATAAGACTCCCAATCAATCTCACAAACATCCATCTTAGAAACTGGAATAGGCTCGTAAATCTTTTTCATTTCCATATCATCGTACTGCCAGTTATAGAAATGTGGTAAGAACTGCACCTGTGAAATTTGTGGAGTAATAGTATCTCTGTCCAACCAATTCTGCTGGAACATCTCATAGAATCTTCCGGCCATACCCTCAGCAGTGCTTTCAATAAATATAAACCCATCGAAAGGTACAGTCGGGAAAGTCCCTCTCTCCACCTCCTCCGCTCTCTTCGGATAAGCCGCACACATTTTTGCAAACTCTGAAATATGCACCAAGTGATAAGTCCCAGACCTTCCAGAAACTGACACAGTAATAGATGAGGTGGAACCTTGGTCCGGACCATAATCAATAACTACCTGAATCTTTCGTGAGGACTTCTGATTAATTTTGAAAAACGCCCCTTTAACATCTTCGGCCATGTTACGAATAGCAAACTCAATCTTCTTGTCGAAAATAGTTGTAGCATCTTCAACCTTATGGGCAATAATAATCCCCTCCTTGTTAGTTTGGAATAGAATAGAATCGAATATAAATAAATCAATAAATGTAGTGAACCCCAACTGACGACTTTTTAAAATAACATGTCTATGGTATGGCTTTTTTTTATTCAAAAAATTATCATAGAAATGCTTCTGGGCTCGGTTCATCGTGAACACCTGCTTATCTCCGTCTTTAGTAATTATCCAGTACAAATTCGCCAACCTCCAAGTTTGGTCTTTAATTAAATCAGGGTTGTTCGTCAACAACTCCACTATTTTATTATTATGGTCTTTATAGAGATTTGCCATCTAGTTTTTGAAATTCTTTTTCAGCGATAGATAACAAATAAGCTTCTCTATCTTCGAAGAACTTTTTTTGTGCCCTTACTTCTGTTAATTGTTTGAATATAACAAATAAACTGGTAGGTTCAGCGGATGGCTGTATCATCTCGAACCTCTGTTCCTTTGGAGTATCCTCGAACTTTCTATAAAATTCGTGTATTTTCATATTTAAAAATCATTAGGGTCATCAACTTCCACATCGATGACTCGAGGTTTTTCTTCCTCTTTTACATTATTATTAACAGTCTGATTTTCAATTTGTTGGAGTATCACCTTTCGAAGTTTATTTCCTTCCTTCGCATTATTACTCTGCTCGATAGCTGGTGCGTTGAATTTACTCCAAGCATTACTAATAGCATTAAGTGCTCCGGTTAATTCCTTATTCGAAAAATCCTTGAGCCCTCTTGCTTTGAACTCACTCAAAGCCTCCAGTGCTAAGTTATTAGATTCCACTGCCAATGCGGACATAGCATAATTAAATCCGGGTTTATTTTCAATGTGAGTTTTAATACTATTAGCTACATTCGGAGAATATCCAACATCGAGNGCGATTTGTTTTTTATTTTTTCCTTTAGCNCCNAANANNTGNCNAGCNTATGCCATNTGNTTCATGGAACTTCCTCTTTTTCCTAGATATACCATATATAAATAATATCCTACTAATTTTCTTCTGTCAAAGCTTAGGTGCTAAGTAGAAAATAAAGAGCAAGGTTATTAGCCTTGCTCCGTGTTCACAATTTATAGTGACAATCCCAACATCCTCCTCCGTCAGGGCAGGTTGCACAGAAAGTTTGCTTGAACTCCTCACTCCTTTCCGGAATAATCCGTTCCTTTTCCTTGAAAAAAACAGCAACGCTACCACACCTCTCGCAGATACAATGGATTCTATCTTCCAAATCTTCCGCAAGAACGAGACGAATATTACAGTGTTCGCACCTACGATGTACTTTAATCATCTTCCTCCTCCTTATCAGGGCAGAACCTTCCCTGTATTTCCAGGTGTTTTATTTCCCAGCCTGTAATCTTGCAGTAGTGAAAAATTTCATCACCACCAACTATCGCAATTAAGTGCTTACAGTTTTCACACATTTCTATACCTCCTCTTGAGCATCCTATCTGCCCGAATTAAAAGGTTAGCGACTTCCAAGAAGTCTAAGTTACGGAACAAAGTGTGCCAGATTTCATGACGCTCGTTCTTGAGCATAATGATATTCTCCGGACTACTTGTCCCACCTCTAAAGCGATTGACAACATGGTGACGGGTGAGTTTCCTCTTGCGTCTTTTCTTCTTGCTATTTTTACCCATGGTTACCTCCTGAAATGAATTGACAAGTAATTGACAAGTAAACTATTAAATTTAAAAAGAACAACTTAATAACTCAACAAGAGGATGAATCAGATAGGAAGTAATTTGAAATCACTTAAATAAAGTTTATGTTATTTTTAGGTTTTTTATGTGCTTTTTATGTTCTGTGTCTTTTTTTTTGGGT